TGCCGTTGTAGTTGGGGTTGTAGCTGTGGTTGGGGTTGTAGTTGTAGTTGGATACCATGTGATATCATGTGATATCATGTGATTGCATGTGATATCATGTGATATCATGTGATCCCTCTGCGCATCACTTAGCAGCACCCATTCATCAAACGGCAGATCAGGCGATCCTCTCTGCTTCATTTTTCGGCACCAGGTGGCATACTGCCGCTTTAAAACGGTCTTGTCATATTCTGCCTGATCCTTATCAAGTTTCGGCTGGATGAAGCTCCATGCCATCGCCAGCATCCCCTCAAAATCAGGCTCCTCCCCGGTCTGACCGTATTGCAGGATGGCATCAAACAGCCGCCCTTTTTCCGAATCCGTCAGCCAGGACAGCGGTTTTTGCATATCGAAATAGATCATAATGCCGGGTCTGGCCACAGCTAAATCACTCCCTTCCGCAGGTATAGACTTTCACATGCGGTGGCACATACCGCCGCACCTTGTTGATGAAATGCCCCTCATGGCTCGTTGCATCCGACAGATGCATCAGGTGCAGTTCCCGGCAGGCCCGCAGATCCATCCGCTTAAGGCACCGGCACAGCATCTCGATCTCCATATGGGTATTGCTTACACGCTTGCGCACTTTTTCCGGCATCTTCTCGCACCGTGCCAGGATCTCCTTGTCAAAATTCGCCTCCACCGCCAGGATGTTCACCCCCGGGAACCGGTACGGGAGATTCACCGTATCGATGGCGTATACGAAGATATCCCAGTCCACTTCGCTCTGAATGCAGAACCCCAGCGGCTCCAGGGCATCGTGGTAGGTCTGGAAGGGGAGTATGTGCATACTCCCCACCGTAAACATTTCCCCAGCCTCGATGCCGTGAGCCAGCTCCAGCAGCTTTTCAGGCAGCTCCAGAGCCTCCGCCGTCCCGCTGCTCATGTAGCAGTCCATGCCGTCCTTAAGCAGCTTCTCCACGCACCCGGCATGGTCCTTGTGCTCATGGCTCACCAGCACACCATCGATCTCCGACAGCTTCCAGCCCAGCCCCTGGGTAAGCTTCTTATAAGTCAGACCGCACTCGATCAGCAGCTTCGTCCACCCGTCATCCAGCATATAGGCATTTCCGTGGCTGGAAGATGCAATGCTCTCAAATCTCAAAAAGGAGCGCCTCCTCCCGTAGCGGCAGTCCCGGTCATGTTCCCGTTTCCGGTCATTGCGAGGCCGGAGGCCGTGGCAATCCCCCCGTTGGTTCCACCCAGCCCTTGGCTCCCCTGCGTAAGGGGAGCTGTCGGCGAAGCCGACTGAGGGGTCGTGCCCAAGTTGGTTCCACCATCCACCGCCACATCCGTCACCGGCACATGCTCTTTCTGGTACTGGCTGGACTTCATGATCTGCTCCCTCGTCCACTCCGGCAGCTTCAGGAAAAGGTCATCGTCCCACTTTTCCATATCCCAGATATACATGGCCGTTTTGCTCTGGGGCGCGGGCATGCCTCTGGGGATGGGCATCAGATTCGCCACATTGGAGTATTCCTTGGTCTCGTTCAGCACCACCTGGAGCTGGCATGCCTTCCCCAGCTGCTCAAATACATCCAGCTCACCGAATTCTTCATCGGAGTAGCTTCTGCCGTTCCAGCTCTCCAGAAATCCTCTGAGGCTGCCCTTTTTGCTCACGGATACGGTGAATTCCTTGCTCAGCTGCCGCTCCTCCTCCTTGCCGTCAATGGTCATCAGTTCACCGGGCAGTGCCCACACGAACTTCACCTTATTGGAGTAGCTTTTGAATTTCTCGGAGTATTGCTCTCCCAGATCCACGATGCCGATGCAAACGGCCATGTAAACACCCGGCTCCACCGGCGGGGCCTTGGGCTTGGCTCTGTCTTTTATCTTCATACGATCCTCAACTCCTTATCATTTTCGCTTACCACCAGCCGGATCACCTGAGCGCCGCTCTCCTCCAGCTGGGTCACCGCCTCTGCGTTGTCCACGATCAGCGGCACCGTCACCCCATAGTGCCGGCTCAGGGTGTTTATGATGTCGATGCCAACATTCACCCGCATGCCGTTGTTCAGTCCCAGGAAGGGCACACCGCCCTGCTGGGCATCACACCGCTCCTCGATACCGCCGTTGGCCTGCTCCCGGAACAGCCGGAAGCTGCACAGCCGGAAATGGCTGTTGACCGACTCCTCCACGAAACGGCACTTATACCTAGTAAAGTCCTCGATGGCATACAGCATCTTATCGATAGCCTCGATAGCCGCCGATGCTGTCTGCATATCCTCCTTCAGCTCCGCGATCCGCCGCTGCATGGTATCCCGGTACCCCTCCTTCGCCAGAGTCCGCCATACCTCATTCAGCTCCTGGGTCACATCCTCCAGCTCCTCCCGGCGCTTTCGGATCACCTTTCCGCTGTCGGCGGTCATGGCATCGATCTGGTCAGCAACAGCCCGCACATTCGCCGCCGCCGCTGCCCGAAGCGTTTCGTAATCCTCCAGGTCCCGGACCGTACCGGCCATGGTCCTGGCCTCCTCCGCCTGCCGTCCCAGCTCCCGGGCCGCTTCCTCCCGTTCCGCCAGTTCCTGCTCCATCTGGCCGATGCGGTTCATGGTCTGCGCCAGCTGCTCTTTCAGCCGCTCCGCCTCCCGGGCGATCTTATCCAGTCGCAGCACTTTCTTGGCATCGAATTCCCGGCTGGCCTTCTCCAGCGCCTCAAAAGGCAGCTTCTGGCCGCAGGCAGGGCACTGTCCGCCCACAAAAGCCTCCGCGTTCACCGCCACCCACATATCCCGGCTTTCCTGGATATCCGCTTCCAGGCGGCTCACCGTCTTCCGGCTCTGGCTGATGGTGTTCTTCAGCTGCTCCGCCCGGATAGCCTCCTTGTGGGCGCTCCGGTTCAGAGTCTCACTGCTGGGCATGGTGGTTCGCTGCTGCTCCCGGTATGTACGGTTCCGCCGCTCCAGATCCTCCAGCTGCAGCTCCGCTTCCCGCTTCTCCAGCTTCTTTTTCTGCAGCGCCGCGTCCTGCTCCAGGGCGATGATCTCCCCGCTGAGCCGATCTCTGCGGCTTGTGAGCACCGCCTCCCGGTTCCTGGCCTCTTCAAAGTCGATGCCCTTCAGGCTCTCCAGGATCTTCTGGCATTCGCTGATCCGTGCGGGGCCGTCCTCCCGGGTGCCGCTAAGACCCTTCTTCTGGTGCAGGAGCTTCGTCTTGTATTCCTGCACCGTCAGCTTGCCCTTGGCGCTTCTCAGCTCTTCAAACCGCTCATCCCGGTCCATGATCTCCTCATCGCTCATATTTCCGGCAATGTCAAAGAGGACGCTTCTGCGGTCCTGCCATTTCATGCCGGCGGCGAACCAGCTCACCGAAGTCAGCATCCGGAACAGATCCTCATCGACAAGCTCACCAACCGCCTTGTCGAAGGCATTTTTCTTGCAGGGCACACCGTTCACAAAGTAGTCGCTGGTATTCCCGTCATACACCGCCTCCATGGAGCCTCTTCTGGTGCTCCAGATCTCCCGCAGGGTCCGCTTCAGGGTGATCTCCTCCCCGTCCACGGTCATCACCGCCTCCACAGAGGTAATGGCATCGTGGTCTTTCACATTGCCATTTCTGTCCAGGGGCTTGATATCGATGTTCTTCTCACCGTTTCCGGCGGAATCCTTGCCGAAAAGCAGCCAGATCATGCCGTCATAGATGCTGGTCTTGCCCGTGGCGTTATCGCCGTAGATCGTCCGGTCCTGGCCGTCAAAGTCCAGTTCCAGGGCCTCATGGCATTTGAAGTTCTCCAGCCGCAGCCGGTCAATGCGAATATTTTTCATTGATTATTTCTCCAATCTGTGCTAAAATAGCACTGTTCCAAAATCCCGGGTCATTGCGAACCAGTCCTCAGACTGGTGTGGCAATCTCCCAAATCTTCCTCACCGCTTTCCGGTCTCCCCACCGGAGAGCGGTTTTTTTATGAAACCAAGTCATCGCGAAGGGCGAAGAGAAAGTGGCGATCCCCCGGTCATAAGGCTATTTGCCAGTTTCTCCGCCTTCCGCCGCTCCCGCAGCCTCCGCCGATATTCCCGATGATACGCATTGTAAGCATCCCGGTTTTTCTCTCTGTAGGCGGCCTGCCGCTCGGCGATCTTATCCTTGTTGGCCTCCCGGTAGGCGGCCTGATACTCGGCGATCTTATCCTTGTTGGCCTCATAGTAGGCGGCCTGCCGCTCGGCGATCTTATCCTTGTTGGCCTCATAGTAGGCGGCCTGCCGCTCGGCGATCTTATCCTTGTTGGCCTTATAGTAGGCGGCATGATACTCGGCGTCTCTCCGCTTCCGGCCGGCCATGAT